AGATAGATCCCAGATCCTGGTCGCTTAATTCTTTTTGCATCACTCTCCACAAAGAATAGGTCAACTCTGCATCCCTTTTTGCGTAATTACCTACGTATAGTGCGGGTAATTTCCACATATCTGCTTTAGGATCTAGGCCCCATTCTTGTGCTGCATTGTTTAATTCTGTTTCATTTTTACCTTGGCCAACATAATCCCAACCTAAACTATTAAGATCGTATCTATATCTGTTTTCATTCACTAATGATGCAGCTATCATTGTGTCATAAATCCTACCGTTTAATTTAAAACCCATAGATTTAATCCAACACACGTCATACATTGCGTTATGAAAAATTTTATCTGCTGTTGATTCACAAATATCTTTAAACCATTTCATCACTAAATCTTTGTCAAGATTACCACCACCTTCGTGATCGAATGGAAAGTATTCAGAGTAGCCATCTGTAGCAATAGCTATTCCAACTACTTTACCTCTACCAACTACAGAACCTGTTCCTAATTTTTTTAGGTCTGGATCATAAGTCTCTAAGTCAATTACCATCTCATCACAGTGTCGAAGATCTGGAAACTCTGTGGGTTTAACCCACTCTGTTTGAGCTTTGAATATCATTTGTAATCTCTTTCAATTATCATTTCTATAAAATGTATTGCTTTCAATAAATCTTGTTTCTTTCCCTTATCACGATGTCTAATGATGTATTTTATAGCACATCCTTCCGGGTATAACAACTCGTTCTCAACTACAAACTTACTCGGCTGTATCTTATACTTTTGATAATGTGAACCTCCGTGTTGCTTATTCCATACTTTACTCATACTATGAACTCCTTTTGTTTATTTTTACATTTTACCAAATACAAATTTTGTATTGCTCTTGTTACACCAACGTACCAAACTCGATACTCTTCATCTTGTTTCCACACAGATTTGTTAGCTGCCCTCATAGTATTTATTGTTTGATTTAAAAATAAAACTACATTTGTAGCTTCTCCACCTTTCGCGCTGTGAATTGTAGAAATTTTTATTCTAGGTGATTTAGATAGATCCTCTCCATTGATTATCATTTTAAAAACATAATCAATTTTTTCTTGTGATACATTTGTGAAAGCATCATACCACTTTAAAGATTTATTTGGTTTACCTTTTATTTTTTCAAGAAGTCTATGTAATTGCACCTCTGCTATCTCTTCGCCTTTTCTAAATTTATCCCAGTTTAAAATATCATCGTAAAATTTTTTAGAGATACTCTGTCCATCTTTAGTTTCAAAAAAGAAACCTTTATTTTTTAATATTAAAGGAACTTGTTTTAATAATGGATTTGTTCTTGCAAGTATTAACCAATCACCTTCATTCATATTTATTTCTTTAAAATCATATACGTCTAATACTTGTCCGCTTAACTGTCTTGGGAGGTAATCTTTTTCTAATCTATTATCTTTAACTCTAGATATTATAGATAAAGCTTTTTGTTGCACAGTTTTTGGAACTCTTACTGATTGTTTTAATGGCATCTCTGTTGCATCCCAGTCTATAAACGAATCTACATCAGCCCCTGCCCAGCCAAATATTGCTTGATCATCATCTCCAGCTATCCACACATCACAACCATTATCTTTCTCTATCTTCTCTATCATATCCCATTGTATTTTAGATAGATCCTGTGCTTCGTCTATAAATATAACATCTAATTTATTTTGTATGCTGCCTTTTTCTAAAAATTTTTCTAACATATCTGTAAAATCTATAAGTTCGTAAACTTTTTTATATTGATTGATAGCAATATCTATGGCCTCTAACTTATCTCTTTCTACTTTTCCTAAGTGTTCGTTTAAATCTAACTGCTCTAATGGTTTTATTCTTTTTACTCTAGCTAAATTAATTAATGTTAGATACTCACTGTCTGATGTGAACACACCATTCCAGGCGTTTTTTTCATAGAATGCATATTTAATTTGTATACCCGATGTTTCACCAATAACTTTGTAATTTAATTCATCCATTACATTTTCTTCTTTTAATCCTAGATTATTAAATGCAAGAGAATGTAGAGTTTGAAAATATTTAATATCTTTTTTTGTTAAGTTTGGTCTTAACTCTAAAAACCTATCTCTAGCTTCTTCTGATGCTTTTTTTGTAAATGCAAAATATCCGATCCTATCTAGTGATATACCAGTGTCTAAATATAATTTAACTTTATCTAATAATGTTTTAGTTTTCCCTGTGCCTGGTGGTCCTACAACTTTATACCTCATTAATAGTTATCTGCCTTTCTATCTGTTGGTTTATATTCAATTTTATCTACGTGCAGCTGTTCTAGTCTACAAACCTTGATTGTTTTACCATCTACTTTTATTGAGTAATTAAACTCTACATTAAATTTTTCTTTTAACTTCTGTCCTATTTTTTCTTTGGATATTTTCCA